ATTCTCAGGATTTGGAGAAAATCTTCTCAATCCCAATTTTATAGAGATCGTAAAAGAGTTTCGTTTTGCATTACCTCAAGCAACACTTGAGTGTAACACCAACGGTGATAAACTCGATTCGATCTATGCAAGTAAACTATTCAGAGCAGGACTAGACTTATTATACATTAATCTTTATGATGGCCCAGAGCAAATGCAACACTTTGATCACATTATGAAGAATGCAAACGTCAAAGAAGATCAATACAAGTATCGTATGCACTGGGGTGACTTTGAGAAACATGGATTGATTTTAAATAACAGGAGTGGAACAATTGACTGGGTTGGAATCGAAGAAGCAGACATCAAGAGTCTACAAGGTAAGCCTTGCCATTATCCTTTTTACAAGTTGTTTGTGGATTGGAACGGAGACGTATTGTTTTGCTCAAATGATTGGGGAAGAGAACACGTTGTCGGGAATCTGTTACAACAGACTTTACATGATGTATGGTTTTCAAAACCCATGACTAAAATTCGTAAACGTCTTATGAGGGGAGATCGTTCAATGTCCCCTTGTAATAAATGCAGTGTAGATGGTTCACTGTTCGGCAAACCATCATTTGACTTAATTAAGGATTACTATGAGAGCCCTAATAACAGGAAAGACTAGACTAGCTGGTGCAATCATGTCAGATATGCACGGAATCAAAATTGGAAATGAAACCATTGAGTTTGAATCTTGCAGAGTTGAATCTGAGATTCCATGGAAATATTTTGATGTGTTTGTTAATTGTGCCCATGTTGATTTCAAACAAACAGAGTTATTGAACGAAGCATATAACGAATGGAAGGATGATAATCGTAAACTGATTATCAATATATCATCTCGAGCTGCCAAACCAAACATCTCTAAAGGTTATCTTTATGCAGCGCAGAAAGCTGCACTCAACCATTTAGCTGATAATCTAGTTTACAACTCAGATCGTAAATGTGGAATCGTGACTATGAATCTTGGACTACTAGAACATCCCGAAGTTCCATGTCTTGATTATGCAGATGTATCTCGAACTCTTGAGAGAGTTATTCATGAGTTTTTCAACTATGGTTTGTACCTTAGTGAGATTACATTACAACATCCTGAGAACTATATTGAGAACCAAAAACTCAAGCAAGAACTTAAAGACCTAGAAGAAGATTTTTATCGTTTCACGGGTAAGGAAGTATAAATAATAATATGTCAGATATAGAATACAACGATTTTGGATTTACTGCTCTAGATGCAGATGAACTTTCTGCAGTAGATCAGAAGATATCCAGTAGCACTGTCGCTGCAAACGAAGTGATCGATAAGCTTGACAACTTTATCAGACCTTTACTTGAGAACCTTGCAAAGGATTCTGATAAGGACTACATCTATTGGCCTAACAGGGTTGATATCATAAACAAAAAAATCCTCGAATTAGATAAAATTCAAGCAGGACTCTAAAACCCTCTTTACTTTGCCTCAAGCTTTTTAGTATACTGTACTCTTTAATGGAGAAGTGCAATGAATGTATACGAAAACTTTGTAAATGATAACGAAGAAAAAATTGTCCGTATGGGACGGAATCTCATCACGCTTGCTGAGAAGAATGAACTGTACCCAAAGGATGATGAAATGTGGAATGCAGCTGTGACTGCTGGTAACAAGTTGGTAACGATCAATACCACCTATGGTATGAAGTCTTTATCTGAACTTGATACACAGGAGGCAAAGGCAGTTTCTTATTATTTACACAAATATGGTCTTGACCATCCACATGTACCTATGGTACAATAGTATTAACGGTTGAAAGACTGGGGGTTGGGATAGGGACAATATCACAAAATCCACAACTATTACACGATTTGTGTGTGAGTCCCACCCCACCTTTTCGAGGTTATGACCCCTTAGTGATAGGGGGTCTCAATCGGATGCTCGGAGTATGCAACCCCTACTGCCCTGACCTCACCCTTTTAGGGGCCTTGACAATGCCTACGGCTTTTTGAGATAATAGTTACATAGGTTGAGAAAAGGAGATACTATATGAAAGAATTAAATGATGCAGTTAAGGAACTTTGTGAAAACCTTACTGAAGCACAACATAAACAATGGGAACATTGTAAAGAACGTGGTTCATATTACGGAATTGACAAAGGTCGTAAATATCTAAAGATTGTATCATATGATTCTGCAGAAGGAGCTGGAGCCTCAGTGTGGGGTTTCATCAATGTCAATAATCCCAACTTCGAAGTTGGAGATGTCTTAAAAGCAGCTGGTTGGAAAACACCAGCACTCAATGCACCAAGGGGAAATGTTCTCAAAGGGTATGATGTCTATTCTAACCCAATGAGGATTTACGGCCCTGACTATTTAATCTAATGCAATACTTACAAGAAACCACGGACTGGGGTAATACTCCAGTCCCTAATCATATCTACATCGTTAACGATGCAAAACAATTAGTCGGTTATATTAAGAATGGTACAACCGAAGAAATTATTTTCAAGTCACCTATGAAACAATGGTCTAAAGCTAGACGAAAGTTCAAGGTTCTCAAACGATGAAAGAATCCACCAAACAAGTCTATCGATCATATGATCATGATCAGATGAATTTCGATATTCTGATCAATGCAGTGAACGAAACAAAAGATTTGTATGGTGTAATGATTGAGTGTGGCACTGGTAAAGGTGTCGGCACTAAGATGATCATCGAAGCATTATCGAATACAGAAACCAAATTTTATTCTGTCGATAATTATCCTCTGTATAAAGGTGGGGATATAAATCCTTATGAAGGTGCAACTCACCCACTGATGCATGATGGTGAATTCTATCGTGTAACCAAAGACCGAACACTAGAACAATTAAATCGAAGAGCCAAAGCATTTAATTGTCACTTCGTACAAATCAATCAAGACGATATCTATTTCTGTAAGAAAACCAAAGATGAGGTTAAACTTGCATTCATCGATTCAGAACACACCCTTGAACATGTATTAAAACTCGCTGTCCACCTTACACCAAAAGTTGTAGAAGGTGGAATGATGGTCTTTGATGATGTTCAATGTTATGATCACTCAATTGTAGATGAGTTTATGTATCATCAAGGGTTTGACATTGCTGAAGTTGGTGACTTCAAAATTTCTTACAGGCGGGGGCCTTGACAATGGCCTTGGCTTTTTCTTATAATAATATTATGGATAAAGTAATAATTTGTGGTAACCCAATCATTGACGGTGTTGTCAATTACGGTGCTGATATCGAGATACCCGTACCCAATGATTTGGTTGATCTTGCTCTTTCTAAGAGTGGAGACGATTGGGATTTGATGTGTTCCCAATTACCGAACTACGGTTTCATGAATCCTATTGGGAAGATCATGATTTCACATCTTTTAGTCAACGAAGAATGGAGGGTGTTTCACTAATGGAATGGTTACAAGAAGCGATCAAGAATTACAACAATCTGTCTGAGTCAGAACAAGCTCATGTCGATGCAGCGTGTGATGCAATGTCAGATGTTCAAGAAGAGGGTGTATGTATTTGTGGGACGAAGAACTGTCCTGATGAATATAGTCATATCACCCACGGATATTAGGAGACGATTATGGCAAATCCAAAATTAGATGCATTGTATGATTCCAAGTATGAAATGGAAGCTGCAATTCGTAGGGTCAATGATGAGACCAAAACAATCAAGTATATGAACACACCTCAAGATATCTATCTTGCAGTGACACGCATTGCTGAAGATCGTGGAATTGATGTTGACGACTACTCTGATCTAGAGTATAATATCAAACAGGTTCGTGAAGCAGTCAATGAACTAGAGAGTGCTATCTATCAATTAGTAGAACCTTTCGAAGATGCACTTCGTGATATCAACAATGATATCGATGAAGAAGAGATCGAAGAGGAGTATGCAAAATGTTTGTAGCAAACTTTTTAGGTGGGCCAGATCGGGGTTCACGTTCTAAGGAACCGATCAATGTACAAGTTAGTCTAATCGACTATCTTGTATACAAAGTCTTTGGGTCAGAAATGTTTTTGGATGGTATGCCAGAACAATACCTCTCAGACTATTTTATAGGAGTACACTATTATGGACGAAATCAAAAATAAAAATATCAACATGACAACTCGTATGTACAAAGCAATTGGTCTTGCAATTGTATTTTTTGTACTAGGATTTACCAGTGGTAAAGCATATGGGTTCGATGAGAATGGTGAAGCATTCTGTCTTGCAAAAAACATTTACTTTGAAGCTGGTAATCAACCTCTCGCTGGAAAGGTTGCAGTCGCTCAAGTAGTCAAGAATCGTGTCGAATCTCCCGACTTCCCCAACACATATTGTGATGTGATCTATCAAGTAAAAGAATATCGACAAACATGGAAAGGAACATGGGTTCCTAAACTTGGTATGTGTCAGTTTAGTTGGTATTGTGACGGTAAGTCAGACGAACCAAAAGACAGCAAGACTTGGATTGAGTCCTATCAAATTGCAAATAACTTCATGATGGCACCTACATGGGATTTGACTGAGGGTGCTTTATGGTATCATGCAGATTACATCTATCCCTATTGGGCAGAACATCTGAATGAAACAGTAACAATCAACAATCATATTTTTTATAAGTAGGTGAATTATGGGAATGGTTAATATGAGTGGGTCTATGAAGTATGGCCCAAGTGGTAAACGTAGAAAGACTAATGCTTGGAAAGCAAAGAAACGTCATCAGATGAAGATGGCTGCACCTGTACAGAAACCTGTACATGTACAGAAACCTGTACAGAATATTCCTTCCCTTGTATCCAATTCTAAGGGTGCATTAGGTGGTAAGAATCTTGACTGGGAACGTGAGAAGTTAGAAATCTCTTCTCAGTATACGATTGCACCAGCATACAACAAGGGTGCATATCAAGTCATTGGTAAGAACAATATTAAGGACATTGGAAAATGATTGCAGAAAAGGAAGAACTAGCCTTTAATGGTGGAGTCCAAAAACTCTACGAATTCGATAATGGTTACGGTGCATCCGTAATTCGTCACAGGGGTTCGTATGGCTATTCTTCAGGTTTGTGGGAAATTGCAGTTCTCAAAGATGGGGAGTTGTGTTATACTAGTGATATAACTGATGATGTAATCGGTCACCTTACATGGGATAAGGTGCAGAGTTACCTCAAGGAGATACGAAACTTATGAATATTTTTTACCTGAACGAACAACCACAACCATGTGCAGAACTTCATTGTGACAAGCATGTGGTCAAGATGATCATCGAGTATGCTCAATTGCTTTCGACATGTCATCGTGTTCTTGATGGTAAAGAGTATTACGACAAAACTGCAAACGGTAGACGTATCAAAAGGTGGAGGATGGATGACCCTCGTATGGAATCAAGTCTTTACAAAGCATCCCATGTGAATCACCCATCCAATATTTGGGCAAGGTCATCTGTACAGAACTATCAATTCCTATTACAACTCTGGCAACAACTTTGTTTTGAGTATACCTATCGTTATGGTAAGGTTCATCTTACATTTCAAAAACTCAAAGACGTTGTTACTCAAGTTCCTCAAAACATTCCTAACAAAGGATTTACACAACCAACTCAAGCAATGCCTGACGATTGTAAGTCAGATTGCAGTCTAGAAGCGTATCATAAATATTATCGTCTTTACAAAAAAGACTTTGCAAAATGGACTAATCGAGAAGTCCCACAATTTATGAGTGCGTGATATGCCCCTATACGAATTTTTCAATACCCAAACAAATGAGTTAGAAGATCATCTAGTTAAACTTGCAGACTACGATGAGTTTCTTGAAAGCAATCCCCACCTAGAAAGACGAATCTCTGCAGCTGGTATTGTAGGAGGTCACGGTGATCGTGTTAAGATCGATGGTGGTATGAAAGACGTTCTAAACAAAATCGGTAATGCACATCCAGGCTCTGAACTTCATGCACAACATGGAAGCAAAGATATCAAGAACGAGAAGTCCCGAGCAGTTATCAAAAAGCATATGGACATTCAGTCCAAAAAAGGTTAAAATGAATACAATGACAAAAATCAAAACAAGTCTATTAGACATTCCTGATTTAGAACAACTAGACTTAAAAACAGAAGAACGAGACGGTAAGAGATATTACATTGATGGTAAAGGTCAAGCATATCCAAGTGTAACAACAGTTGTAGGTCTCAAGAATAAAGAACAGATAAGATTGTGGAGGGAACGAGTTGGTTCAGAAGAAGCAAACAAGATTTCCTCAGCAGCTGCAAAACGTGGAACACGATTCCATCAACACGTTGAAGACTACCTTCGTCAGGAGAAAGACTTCATTGAGTTTGAGGATGTTCTACAGGAACAAATGTTTCGTGCAGTGAGACCAGTCTTAGATGAAATTGTTCCTCTTGCTCTTGAAGCACCAATGTATTCTGAAAGTCTGAAACTGGCTGGACGAGTAGACTGTGTAGGTGTGGTTGATGGAGTTTTATCCATCGTTGATTTCAAATCATCATCACGTCCTAAAGAAGAACACATGGCTGAATCTTGGTATATACAAATGTGTGCATATGCAATCATGGTAGAAGAATTAACTGGACACCCGATTGAACAATGCATGGCACTTGTAGCTGTCGAAGGTTCAAATTCATTTCAAGTTTTTATATGTGACCCAAAAGATTATGTGGATGAACTGTATGGTCTCAGGAAACAATATGAGAACCTTTACGGAGTATAGATGATAACAAGAAAGGAGTTTAGTGAACAGGTCGAGAGGTTACTTGCATCAGGCAAAGGTAACACAGACGTGATGTCAGCAATTATTAAAATTTGTGAGGTCAATAAAGTTGAACCCGAAAGTGCAAAGAGATTAATCTCTTCACCACTGAAGGAAAAACTGCAAGCTGAAGCAGAACAACTGAATATGATCAATCGAGAAACCCGAAGTCAGTCATCGTTGGCTGGTTTCTTTACGGAGACGAAATAATGGAAAAAGGTGATGTAGTCACAGTAGTGACAGTAAGTGGAGAATACGTTGGTATTTTCGAAGAGAAAGAAGGTGATCAGATTACACTGAAGAAACCACGCATGCTTGTGCAAACAGAAGGTGGTATGGGATTTGCAAATGGTATTGCAGTCTCAGGAGAGAGTGAACCTGAACAGGTGACATTCCTACAAGCAGTGTATGTGATTCCTACTAACGAAAAGGTTGCAAAAGCACATACCGAACATACAACTAGCATTCAGTTAGTTAAGTAATGACAAGTCGTGAAGGATATGATGCATACACGCTTTATCTAGGGATAAAGTTACATTTCTATTCTGAAGACTATAACTTTGTCAGATACAACGGTAAAGTTAAAGCAGATATTAATTCCTTTCTGAAACGAAAGGATAAATATCATTTTGGTAAGTTGTTCAAAACTTACAAACAAGAGTTACAAGATTTTTACATTGCCAATCTACTATTGAAAGATCAGTGGGTTGGTGATCTCTTGGAAAATGAATCAGACAAAGTCTATAGAGATTGGAAGAAACGTAATCAAAAGTTATCCTATCTATTTGAGACTGAGGTGAACGATTCGTTGACAGCTGCAAAGGATATCAACAAACTGATACAGGTAAAAGGTGGACAACACCCTATCCTATTGAAACGATATCTTGCAAAACAGGTCTCACCTGAAACGATTTGCATCATGGATGAGATCATAGGATTTACAGAGCAATGGGATAAACTCATTCAAGAACGAGTAGTCTATCCTGAAGTACATACGAAACTAAACAAGTACAAGTCTTTTGTTACATTCAACAAAGACAAGTATAAGAGGAAACTGATTGACTTATGCTCCACATAGTAGGTAACGGCCCAAGTCGTAAACAATACGATCTAAATTCTTTTGATGAATGGTGGGGGTGTAATGGTATTTACATGGACTACACTCCTGATATTGTTTTCTGTCAAGACATTCCTGTACAACATCAAGCTATAGTTGACGGTGTCCCGTCCCGAACTAAACTTGCTGTGGGTGATTGGGATGTGATGCCTATTGAAGACTATGATATGCTCTATGATACTTACGGTATGATGGGTGGAACTAGATTTGAAAATCGAACCGAGGACGACACTCATTTTGTAGTTCAAGGTGAGAGGGATGAGGTATATTTCACTAGCTATAATATACCTTTCGGCGACAACATAATTATGTATAATTATGAGAAGCTCAAGAACACTTTTTGTGGTATCAGTGCATTAGGATATGCAGCCTATCAAGGATACAAAGAGATCACTATGGTAGGATTCGATGCACTAGACCCACAATTAAATAATGAAGGAAATGTGTACGAGGGTACAGGTTTGCTTAATTATCATGATAAATATACTAAGGAGAGTCCTGTATTTGCAATTCAGCGTATGCAGTTCGTATCCTTACTTGAAGACGACTTGTTCAATGATGTGAAGGTTTATTTCAAAAACCCTCTAGACAATGATCAAGAAGTCATATATAATGAACTCTCATACTATGAAAGTAGTAGAGATAAGTGGGTATTAGGTGAGTCATCACTTTTTACCTTTAGATAAGATGCATAATAAAATGCGATACGATGTTAATAAAAGGAGATACTATGTCAACATCATTAGATAAACTACGCGCAGCAATGGAATCTGCGTCTCCAACTAAAGGAGAAAAAAAGTCCTATTCCGATGATCGTTATTGGAAACCTGAACTCGACAAGAGTGGTAATGGGTTTGCAGTAATTCGATTCTTACCTACCCCCGAAGGTGAAGAAATGCCTTGGGTCTCATATTGGGATCACGGTTTTCAAGGGCCAGGTGGATGGTATATTGAGAAGTCTCTAACGACTCTTAATAAACAAGACCCTGTGTCAGAATACAATACTCAGTTATGGAACACTGGTATTGAAGCAAACAAAGAAGTTGCAAGGAAACAGAAGCGTAGACTTCATTATGTTTCTAACGTCTATGTTGTTTCAGACCCTAAGAATCCTGATAACGAAGGTAAAGTGTTTCTTTACAAGTACGGCAAAAAAATCTTCGAACAATTGAAAGAAGCAATCAGTCCAGCATTTGAGGACGAGGCTGCAATCAATCCTTTTGATTTGAGAGGGGAAGGTGCAAACTTCAAAATTAAAATTAGAAAAGTTGATGGTTATTGGAACTACGACAAATCTGAGTTTGATAAAGCTGCACCACTTTTTGATGATGAAAATCAACTGAATGACATATATACATCAGTACATTCATTGTCAGAAATTATCTCACCTAGTGAGTTCAAGTCTTATGACGAACTCAAAGAGAAACTTGACCGTGTGTTAGGTCTCTCAGGTGGAGTGAGTAATTCTACAGCAGAGTCTATTGCAGAAGACCAAGAAGAAGTGCCTTGGGCAAATGTGAATACTGCTTCTGTTGCAGATGAACCTGTAATCTCATCAGCGGATGCTTCTGTAGGTGAATCAGAAGATGATGCGATGGATTACTTTAAGAAGCTAGCTCAAGATAGTTAGTTTCTTATATTGGGGTAGTCGTGATATATAATGACCGAGAGGTGAACAGACGACTACTTCACTTGGGCCGTGGATTGAAAAAGGGGGCACCAAGTAAGGGTAAGGAAGACGGCAAATAAAAGCGGGTCTTTCGGGTAGGAACGGGATGCTGTAAGGCGTGGGGTGACTTACCACTTTTAAACAAGATGAAAATTATGCCAAGTGTAAAACCGAGAAAACATCCAAAGAGTAAACATGTCGAACCTTTTGACAGGATGCTTCGTAGGTTCAAAAAATCATGTGAACGAGCAGGTATTGTGCAAGAATGTCGTGATAGAGAATACTATGAGAAACCTAATCAAAAGAAGCACAAAAGAAACCAAGAGATCGCAAGGAGAAAGAAACTCCAAGCAAAAAGGGATGCTCTAAATTCAGGAAGAAAAAGGTGGTAAATGATTCTTTGTATCTGTAATGCAGTACGAAGTGATGAACCCCACCGATATCATTTAATAGGAACCCAGTGTGGGAAATGTTTATGTCAGGAAAAGGAAGTAAAAGAAGACCTCAATTTGTCTCCGATGATCAGTTCAAAGATGCATGGGACAATATCTTCGTACGCAAAAAAACTCCAAAGCACGGAATAACTCAAACCCATAAAGATCGTACTAAGTATGATCGAAATAAATCTAAGCAGGAACTACTGAAAGACGTGAACCAGTAGGTTCAGGATTATGTGGTGCTGGGTCAGCAATCACCCTTCTATTATTACTTACGTTAACTTGTTGAACAGCATTGTTTGCCATGTTGACGTTTGATTGTTGTTGTTGACTTTCTGCAACTGCTTCGTCTCTTGCACTTGCAGCGTTTCTAAGTTCGTCTGCAGTTAATTCAGTTGCCTGTAGATCATCCAAGAATTGAGATGTATAATTAAGGTCATCACCCATAAGTTCTCTCTCAAGTTCTTCATCTAATCTTCTATTGTATTCTTCTTGAGATAGACCTAATTGTTCACGATGCTTTTCTTTCTCTAAATTTGCAATCTCTCTATCAGATAGAACTCTAGATTCAACCACTTGTCTCTCTAGTTCTTGACCTTCAAGGTCACCATCTATAACAGCAGATTGTTTTAATGCGATCTCTGTATTCAATGCTTCGATACGATCAAGTCTTTCATTCTCTACATCGATTCTTGCTTGGGCGTCTTCTGCTGTTGCATTACCAACCTCTCTAAGTGCAGCTTCGTATGCATCTCTATCCTCTGCAGTTACTAAAGCACCAACACCTCGTTGAGCTCTTAGTCTTCTTGAACTAACTTGCATCATTCCACCGTTTGCAGTTTGTTCATCAAATTTTGCAAGTTCTAGTTGGACTCTCTCTTCTTTAAATGCATTTAATTCTGCAGCAGATACCCCCGACTCTTGAGTTCTTACTAATGTATTTCTTTCTCTCTCAAGTTCTCCAACTGATCTTTCTTGATCGTTGACTCTTTGTTCTGCTTCAACTCTAGCTTGAACTGCAGTGTCTTCTCTGAGTTGTTGTGTTTCTGCTTCAGTGAGGTTTTGTCTTTCTTGTTGTTGTGCAACAAACTCATCTTGAATTGCTTCTTGTTCTGCAACGACTGCTTCTTCTCTGTTTCTTGCAGCCTCACGATCTGCTTTACGTTGTTCGATTGCAGCTAATTCTGCTTCGTCCTCTTCACTTAAACCAAATAGTCTACCCTTCCATTTAAGTATCTTACCCATTACCCAGTCTGTTATTGAATACCATGTATTCATAAAACCTTCTGTCATGGTAGATATTGCATCTTTAACACCAGTGACAAAGGTGTTGACCTTCTCCATGATTGTTGCTTTGATGGATTCGAAGTTGTCTTTGACATACATGATTCCCAAAACAAGGGCTGCAACTGCAGCTGCAATTGCAAGTCCAATACCAATCATAGGTGCAGCTGCAACTAGCATACCGACTGTGGTTGCAACTAATCCAGCAACAAATGCAGTTCCCGCTGCAATCATTGGGCCAATGGCTGCAAGCATTTGTGCCCCCATAACCATCATCTGTTTACCAACTGCAGCAAAACCATTTTTAAGTGCAAGGAATCCTGTCCTTGCTAATCTTGTCACAGATTTCATTAACTGTTTTGCGCCACCAATAAAGTTTGCTCGGACATTGTCCATTGCATCAGTAAACTTACCAAGTACACCATCATCTACTTTACCAGTCTCTTCATCGATTACTTTACCCGTCCCTCTCAGGAAGGTATTCATCTTTTCACCGATATTGAATTCTTTACCAGTAAAGAACTTACTGGTTTTTGCAATGGCTGTATTTGCAAGTTTGAAAGGTGTAGTAACTAGAGTGGTTGCAGCTTGAACCGATTTGACTGCATCATCATACATGTCTTGTAAATCGATAACACCACCAGTCAGCTCCTTAACTGCCTCGGATGCCTTACCAAATATGGTATTAAATCCTTCTGCACTACCACCTGTACTATCTTTTATTCTCTTCAATGCTTCAGCAGCTTCTTTAGAGAACCCCTTTCCAAATCCATTGAAAGTAGTCAAGAACAGACCACTTGCTTTTTGGAATTTAAGTATGTTACCTTCAATTCCTTTTTCTAGGTCTGTTTTTGCTTCTTCACCACCAAACTCGAAACCTTGTTTGATCTCATCAAGGTTTAAAACACTACTACCCGTGAATGCTTCTTTTGCAGATGCGATTCTCTCAATCCCTGCTTGATTACGCTTGAACATCTTTGTAAAGTCAGACTTCAAACTACCTAGAGTTGAGATGGTTTTATTCTCTTTCTTTGCAACTGCTTCAGCAGCCTCTCGATTTTTATCGATTACAGGTTGAAGAGATTTTATAGTGCCTTCGAGTTCTTTAAATGACATAACTTATTACTCTGCTAATAATTGTGCTTCTGCAGTGTCAAGTTCTTCTTGCCAGAGTTTTAATGCTCTGTCATAAGACTCTTTTGCATGTGTATATTGATGCCCTTCCAGTTCACTTTCGTTTGGTTCTACTGGAGGATTATCTTTTAATTTTTGCACATGGTCTGCTAAGTTAAACTCTTCGTTGATAACTTCTTCTGACATTTTAGTCTCCTATTGTTTTGCGTTTGTATCATGCTCTTTGGCTGCACTGTTTACATACAGTCCAAACCAAGCAGCTCCTGGACCAACAAGAACAGAAATCAAACCTGATTGTTCTATGTTTGGTGACTCTAAATCCATGAACCACATTGCAGCCCAGTATACTAAGAATATGTAAACACTCAAAAATGCTCTTGGCCATATTCTCCATGCATC